GCCTTGTACCGCTAAGGTCAGCTTAACGGTGGGGATCTCAGATTCTATTACAGAAAGTTCAGGATACGCTTGAAGGAACCTACGTAGCATCTCTTGATCATCTGATCTCCACTCCGTAACTTCACCCGTCTTATGATCCATAATCATCTTCTGGTTGCGGTAGTCACGATAGTAGTACTGATCGTAAGATACAAGGTTGTAAGGATTGAAGTTGTAATTTTCAGGCATGTACTGGAACTGCCCATCCAATGTTCGGGAGTTAGGCAAACCTAAGATCTGGTCAGAAGCAAAGGGAAGCAGCGACTTTGCTTCCCTTTTGGTCATAAACGTCCGACGATATATACCGTTACAGTCGGAGAGGTCAGGATTGCGGAAATAAGGATCTATAATGTACTCGTTATAAGCACAAAGATCAGTTTTAAGATCGCCTGAAACAGGATCATTGCGATAGTCGACCCATAAGTGAAGCAAGTTCATACCGGTGATAAGAGCACCTTCAAAGGCATTCGAGAGTATGTCTAGGGTACTATCGTCTCTATCACAAAAGTTAAGCACCTTGGATAGCTGGTCGGCTGTATGGTCATCCGCATTTTCTACCGGGATAGCTATGTTAGATTTACGGTTGCGGCGCTGATGGCCAGAGATCATATTGATAACGCGTTGTATGCGGTTAAAGTTATAGGACTTACGTTGGTTAACTCCAAGCCCATAGTGGTTAGCTATAGCGGTCTGATTACCTGCCCAAAACTCTAGATCGATAGTAGCCTGATGCCAGTAGGTAAGGTTATATGATAGGGCTCGGTCCCTAAAGTGCTGCATACGCTGGATGGCAACATTATCGTTGTCAGCGTAGGTTTCGCCAATAGTGCTTCTGTATTGAACTGCTTGAAGATTAACAGACATAATTTTTTCCTGCCCTTAATGATCCTTTAGGTGCATTGTAGGAAAGGGAGGGGCGGGTATGCAAGCTAATTATGCTATCGTGCTACTCCTCTTCATCTTCGGGGTATTTAGGCCGCTTTACGTGCGCACCAGATTTTACATCAGCTGCATACTTTCTTCCACGACATAAGTGAGAGCAATACTTACGCGGATTGACTAAAAACTCTCCCGTATCAGAAAAAAAACTCTTACCGCAGGTAGGGTTTATGCATATTTTGTAGGGCATTACAGCCTCCCATTAAAAGGCGAAAAAGCCGAACCGTTATTACCCATTTGGGCTTGTTGATAGCGCTTGTTAAGTTCGTCGGGATTAGAGTTACCCCCTAATTTTGATTGACCAACCGCCAAATAACGCATTGAGTCACTGTTTGAAACTAAATAACCTTCAGCGTAATAGCAATTATCATGTTCTATGCTCAGATCGTAAACCTGCTCGGGTAATTTTAAAGAGAGCAATTGCACACTCTTTACTACATGTCTTCTTAAGAGCGTATTTGTTACAGTTGAATAAACTTTCACAGATACAACAAGCCCGATCCACGAAATCCAATTTATAAATGACCCTGTTTTTTGTTTTACAAGCGCTAGAACAGAATAATTGCCAAGCTTGTTCACCAAAATATTCTTTTGAGCATACTTTACAGATTTTTTTATACTTTTTCCCTGTTCGGATTGATTCATAGGCGTGTTGTCTGTGCCATTCTTTGCCTTCTGGGCTTCTATGCCATTCTTTTGCTTTTTCATTTTGAGATCTAAGCAGTTCTTTGCACTTATTTGATTGAGACCAACTATCTGGCCTACTGGTATGTAATTGACCATGCTCTTTAGCTGAAAGACATTCGAGATTTTCGATAACGTTGTTTTTAGGATTGTTATCAAGGGTGGAATATTTTTTAAATCGACTGGCTGAATTGACGTAGTAGAGGCCATTTCATCTAAAAAAGTACCCATTAAAGATAATTTGTGCTTCATCTTCAGAGATAAGAAGCTCTTCTTGAATCCTTTTGAATCTAATGCCGTGCCATAGAATGTAAATATCTTTTTCCATAAATATCCTGATATTAAAGAGTTGTATTCCATAATATCATTATACCTCAACGTATCAGACTTTACCATTCCCCGATTCGTAAAGATATCGTGTTGTGGGGTGGTTGTTATTTTCTTCTTGCCTATGCTTATTTCCAATAAAGAATCAGTTATTACCCTGCTATGAGTTTCCAAGACCTTCCTGTAACCAAAAGGCGTCTTCACCCTCATACCAGATCTAATCTTATCTATACGCATATCTCCAAGATCTGTTGCCACCATAGTATTGCCAGTAAAACAAAAATGCGAGGCATAGTTGTGCAATGGCTTACCAGTATAGGTTTCCCGCTTACTATCATATTCTTGTTGGTAGTTCTCAAGCGATCTGATTAGGGGTGCGCATTTGTTAATATCTATCCAGGTACGAGAGAATATAGATTTGACCATTTCGATACCGTCATCAATGGACTTCTTATCAACGATAAAACCATTAAGACCAAGTTGACGCGCTTTCTCTAAGCGAGTAGATCGTATACCACCCCATTCGGTTACTTCCATGTCATGAGGAAATAAGCAGCGTCCTATCACATAAGGCTTATCTTTAATGATACGCACATAGTGTTCAAGGCCATGCTGCGCGCCCGTATTTTCATAACAGTCAATTATATTTATGGTTGGCCCGGTGACCTGAAAGAAGATGAGGCTAGTTGCGTCGTTGCCGATATCCCAGGAAATATGCACGGGATTAGCGTTAGAGTAAGGCACCTGCCCGATACGTCCATCGTCATGCATAGCATTAAGATATTTAGCAAAGAAACTTCCGTCTGTCCCGCGGTTGAAACTGCAATAATATTCCTGCTGAGCCAAATCATAACTTATCTTACCGTTACGTATTTCATCGTCTACTTGGTCACGGCTAATATGCTGTGTCTGGTCTATAGTCAGTAAGTAGGTAAACCAGTCTTTAGGGTTTTGTTTAGCTATTTGGTACTGCAGATACATGAAATTTTTACCCTTAGGCGTACTAATATAGATACTGAACCCCTTATTGTAGGCGACAGATGGCGAGATGGACTGAGCGGCTATGGGGTCTTGATATGCATACTCAGAATAAACAACGCCAGAAGCATTAGTACCACGCAGGCGATCATAATCAGAGCTTCCTAAGAGCTGAATAACCGAATTGTTCTTAAGAACGATACACATCTGTTGTTGATTGGTGGAGAGAATTAATTCTTGGGGGATGAAGTCTAAAAACTTCTTTCCATCAGACGTTAAACTTCCCCATATAGCAAGCCTGGCCTGGTTAAAGGTTGGGAACACATAATAATAGATGCCCACCTTGACCAACGCTGCACGTAAAAGAATATTAAGGGCTACAACATCCTTTCCGCTTCTGCGCGGGAGGACGCAAAGGACATCTTTGTATCCCTTGTCTTCAATAGCTGAGATTATAGGAAGCTGGTAGGGACGGGGTAAAAAGCGGTCTAGCACGATCTTTTGATCTATATTCATGGGTTCTGTCCCTTATGTGAGGTCGACCATTTAGGATAACGAGGAACATTGGGATGAGCATATTTTCTTTTTCTAATAAGATACTGGATCTCTGAAGATGGCAGCATGGCCGGCTTCATGAACCGTATCCATTCATAGGGCTTACCGTTACGGTCCAGAGAGGGCGGCGAAACAAATGCTCCTCGACAATATTTTAGATCGAGGGCGCCTCTAAAACCTTCTTTATAGATTGGACGGTCAATCTTAAATTCATTAGGAATGATAATGCGAGGTAAGTCTTTGTTGCGCTTGACGATGTAGCGAGTGTTAAAGATGTCATTCCAGTTGCCCAAAGGAGTATCAGGTGGAACTTCAAAGATCAAGTGGCGTCCACGACGCGTAGTGGATTCCATAGTTGGAGGCAACCCCATAAAGAAGTCATTAAGATCTAAGATGTCATCAATGTCCAAACCTATAAGCCAGCGGCCATCGAGTTGACGTCCCATAATTAGAGCTAGATTGTCAGAGTTCTCAAAGTCATAAGCAGTAAATTTTCTATCATAACAATTA